CTCGCATTCCACGATGGCGAATTCAGCGGGGGCAGGGGGCGCAGTGGCGCACCCTGCCAAAAGCGCGAGGGCCAATCCCGTTGAAAGACGTTTCATCATGTCTCGCCGACGTCGCTGGGCAGGGGCCTATCCACCCGTCCAGGTAAACACAGATGGATAGTTGATAGTCAGATCGGCGCAGCCATTGCCCAGGTACTGTGCTGCTTGGTCTTCCCGGCGCTGTCGACGCTCGGATCCATCGTCATCCCCAAGGTCAAGCATGGTCTCAACGGCGCGCTTTTCGCGATCGATGCCCCCGCTCACGGCTTGCTCCAGGAGAGGGCCATCAGTACCCGCCAGAATGGCGCGCCGCTCGAAGTCTTCGAGAAGGCCGACCACATCGTCTGCCTCGGAGTCGACCAGGCCGAGCCCTTTGCAAATCCCGCCCAGGTACGAAACCCGGCCTAGAGCCTCGGCCTCTTCCATGAACTCGGTGTGTGGCGGCGGGGCCGTTTGCATAGCCAGAGTGAGCGCCAGGGCCAGAACCGTCATCCGTCTGTCCCTGTCCGCATGAAGCTCTGAAGCACCTTGAGGGCCTGATCACGCTGTTCGTCTGGGATGGCGGCCCAAGTTTCAAGGACATTGGTCGGCAGGTTGTTGGGGTCGTGATCGAGCAACATCCCCGGCGTGGTGCCCAGCGCCGGCGCCAGACGTCGCAGCCATTTATCCGATAGACCGCGCGCGCCGGTTTCAAGGTTCGAGATCACCGCTTTCGTGGTGTCGACCTTCTCGGCCAGCTCGGCCTGAGTCATGTGCCGGAATGTCCGCCACGCGGCGAGATGGTTGGTATCCTTGGCCATGTAAGCATTTTGCATCCTCCCGGATTTCCGGTCGTTACGCAAAGTGCATACTTTTTCGCTTGCCAGTATGTATGCATATTGCATATCTCTTGGGGCATGACGAAGCACCTGAGCGACCTCAAGGCTACCGACCTGCAGCGCATCGGCGTGAGCAAGCCCTACGCTCATCAGTTGTTGGCCGGCATGCGAACGCCCTCACTGAAGCTGGCGGTACAGGTCGAGACCGCCTTTGGGGTGCCCCCGAGGGCTTGGCTGGAAGCTGCCAACGATGACGCCCCCGCCAGCGAGGCTGCATGACATGCTGTCATCGGCCGCCCTTCAGTTTCGACGCCAGGAAGCTCTGATCAACGCGGGGACGGTCTACGGCCTGATCATCGGCGCCAATGAGCTGTCCGTCCAAGGTCACGAGGCGGACGCGCTGAAGGCGCTGGCGACGATCACCGGCGTGCTGCCTTTCGAGATCGAGGCGATCCGCGAAGTTCTCGCCGCCGAGCGTGAGGCCGCAAAGGCTCGTAACCTCACGCAGCGGACGCTCGCTCCCTTCTTCCCGCGCATACCCGCTGAACATCCGCACGTCGCGAATGACGAAGCTCAATCGCCTTCTCCCGAACAACCAAGCCCGACCGTCGCCTGAGCGCGGCAGCGGATCACCCAAAATCGAGCCCGGAACAAATGGGATACAGGACCTACAAGCCAGCCATCAGCCACAGGGAGCATGCGCGCCTGGCTGAACTGCTGATTGATGCGAACGGCGGAACACTGGAAGCGTCGCGCGCCTGTCGCGTCAGCCCCGGCGTTCTGTCGACCTACCAGAATCCGAACCGGCCCGAGTGCATGATGCCTGCCGACGTCATCGCCGATCTGGAGAAGGCGTGCGGGGAGGGGATCTACAGCGTCGCCCTGGCCGAGTTGCAGAAGCCCCAGCCTATTACCGGCTGCCTGAAGGAACTGGCTTTCGACCTCGCCCAGGAGAGCATGGACGTCGTCGCCGTCGTGCGAGAGGCACTTGCTGACGGGCGACTGTCGAACAACGACCTCGACGCCATCGCCGCTGCTGAACGCGATGCTGAGCAAGCCCTTGAGCGGGTGCGCGGCGTCCGCCGGGCCATTGAGGCCGCAACTCCTACACCGCAGCGAGCGGCGTGACCGAACGGGACTGACCGCCCCGTTGAGCGGTCTTGATGGAGGGCCAGATGGCCAAGAAGCTCGAAGCTGACAATGACCAGTACCCGGACGTTCAAGGAACGATCGGCGCCATTCCGAATGAGCCGGACAACGGCATGCCGTCGCACGACGACATCCGCATGGCCGCGAACGAAATGGTTCAGTGGAACGAGAAGCGGAAAAAGCTGACCGCTGAGATCAGCGCGTTCCGCAAGGGCCTCAAGGCGAAGGGCATCAAGCTCGGAGTCCTCGACGAACAGGTCCGCCTGCTCGAATGGACCCCGGAAGAGGTCAAGCAGTTCTACGCCGAGCGTGACTGGTTCGCTGAGGCCATGCGCCAGCCCATCGGCTCGCAACTGGAGCTGTACGGCACCGACGCCACGCCCGATCCGGTCCGCGAGCAGCTGAAGTGGCGCAACATCGGCTTCCGCGATGGTCTGGCCGGCAAGGGCTGGGCGAACGAGGCGCCCAAGGAGTGCCCGCACGACTGCATTCAGTCCTATGGCGAGGGCCACGAGGAAGGGCAGGCCACGGTTCGTCGCGCCTTCGCCGCGCGGCTTGAGCGCAGCGCGGTCATCGTTCCTGATGAAGATGACGACGACCAGATCGACATCGAGGACGTGGCCAACGACGACGGCGACGACACCGAGCATCAGCAGGACGCCGCCTGATGATCATGGCGCTCGACCTCGCAACCCAGACGGGGCTCTGCATCGGCGCTCCTGATGTGCGCCCGACGCTGAGCCACTTCCGCCTGCCGTCTACCGGCACGGACGTCGGCCTGTTCCTCTCAGCATGGGAGGACTGGCTGCGTCCGCAGGTGCGCGAGGTCGGGCCCAGCCTGATTGTGTTCGAAGCTCCGATCCTGGCGGGACAGACCCAGATCGCCACCACCCGGAAGCTGCAAGGCATGGCGGGCGTCACGGAAATGGTGGCGCACCGCGCGGGCATCGAGTGCGCCGAGGTAGCCACGTCGCAGGTGAAGAAGGCTCTGACCGGCAATGGCCGGGCCGAGAAGCCCGCGATGTTGGCCGCCTGCCGGGCCTACGGCTTCGACCCCAAAACCACTGATGAAGCGGACGCCTTCGGCATCTGGCTCTGCGCCGTCCGGCTTCGTCATCCCTCCCATGCCTGGCGCTGGGAACCCCTGAACGCAGCGAGGACAGCATGACCCATCATGGCAACAATGACCCATGGCCGGACCACGAGGTCGAGGCTCTCCGCAAACTTTGGGCTGAGGGCAAATCTGCGACGGATATCTCGAAGATCATCCCCGGCCGCTCGCGCTCGGCAGTGGTAGCCAAGGTCCATCGGATGGGCTGGTCTGGGCCCGGTGCGGCTGAGCGCCTGTCCCGACGCGAGCCGTCGGCGCCTCCAGTCAAACGCAACCGGGCGACCGGGGGCATCAAGATCGACAAGCCCGCACCGGCTTCCAGCTTCGGCCGGTTTGCGCCTTCCAGCCCCGAAGAGGCGGCGAAGAAGCGCGCGCACTTCACGGAGAAGGGAGCAGGGATCATCAAGGGTTTTGCTGAAGCTGCGAATGACACATCGGTCCTGCTGATCGACCGTCGCCGGTTTCAGTGCTCATGGCCGGTCGGAGAGGTCTCGGGTGCCGGGCAGATGTGTTGCGGCCAGCCGGTTGATCCGAACGCCACCGGCGCGACCCAGACCTACTGCCCGATCCATCGCAAGCGCGCGGTCGGCATGGTGCTTCCGGCATCCAAGGCTTTCGGCTTCGGCGAGCGCCGCCCGGCCCGCCGCGCCGAGTCCACCCCTTGGGATCAGGGGAGGGCTGCGTGAGCCAGCGTGAGAAGTACCTCGTCGAACGGATCGACCGCAGCCGGGAGAATGCGACCAGCCAGCAAGCTCGCTCATCTCGGGCGACCTTTCTGCGCATGACCGCGCGCAGGACGGTGCGCTCACTCATGCAGGACGTGGCCGACCCGAAGGAACAGGCCGCGCTTCTGGGCGACCTGATCGACATCGCGGCTGAGTTCCGCTGGCCCCTGATCGGCCGTGTCGAGACCGCTACGGCGCTGAACTCGGTCGCTGCCGACGTGTGCGCGATCTACCGCCTACCCAAGGCCGTGAAGACCGCTGCTGCCGAACAGGCCTTCGCGCGGTTGACCGCGGCGAACGACGGGGAAGCCGATGAACCGGCGTGACCTCCTCGACCTCGAACTGAACTACGCCAGGATGCTGCGGCGGGAAGCCAAGTCGCGCGCCAAGCGCTACCCGGCGTTGAGCGAACAACTGAACCGCTGGGCTGACGCTGCTGTCGGCCGCGCAGAGGCCATCCGTTCTGGTCCGCTCTTCGACACGGAGCGCGCGGCATGATGGATGACCCCCGCGACACCGAAGACGCGGCCAACGCCCTCCCGCTGAACCTGGAGGCGGAACAGGCCCTGCTGGGCCAGCTGATGTTCGACAACGACGTCCACCGGCAGGTGCATGACGTCGTGACGGCCGAGGACTTCAGCGAGCCGTTCCACCAGCGGCTCTACGCTGCCATCGACGGACTTGTGGCGGCCGGGAAGCTGGCCGAGCCGACGACGCTGCAGGCCGCTTTCACGGCTGATCCTGCCTTCGATGAATTCGGCGGCTTCGGCTATCTGTTCGATCTGGTCGACCATGCACCGCCGTCCAATCGCTCGCGGGACTATGCCGCTCTGGTCGCTGACACCGCCGTCCGCCGTCGTCTGATCAAGATGGCGGCCGACGCCATGCACCAGGCCCGCAACCCCGAACTGTCGGGCTATCAGGCCGTGGCCTTGGCACGTTCCGAGTTGGAAGCGGCTGAGCGTGGGGCCGCTCCTGAAGACGCCCTGTTCGTGAACGCCCATGACGCCGCCCTGGCGCGCATGGACCGGCTGGAGCTGGAAGTCGCAACAGGTAAGCCCAAGGGCGTGCAGACCGGCCTGTCGTCGATCGACAAGCGCCTCGGCGGCCTGATGCCGGGATCGGTCATCGTCATGGCTGGACGGCCGGGCATGGGTAAGACGGCTCTTCTCGGCAACGTCCTCTACGGCGCCGCCCTGCGGAACCCTACCAAGCTGTTTGCGGGCTTCTCGCTAGAG